ACTGGTGATCCTGGTGAGGATGGTACGGCGAATGTGGCGACGGAATCTACTCGTCAGTCGGTGTCGTTTGGTTCGGCGTCGGGTGGTTCGATGGTGTCGTCTGGGACTGTTGAGTGGACGAATGTTGCTGGTACTGAGACGTTGACGCATTGGTCGTTGTGGGATGCTTCTACTTCGGGTAATGCGTTGTGGTCTGGGGCGTTGGCTTCGTCTGCGAATGTTGTTGCTGGTGATACGTTTCAGATTACTTCGTTGACGTTGACGTTGGATTGAGGTAGCGGATGGCTACTTCTTTTCCTTCGTCGATTGATTCGTTTACGAATCCGTCTGCTTCGGATGCGTTGGATTCGGTTTCGGTGCCTCATGCGGATCAGCACGCGAATTTGAATGATGCGATGGTGGCGGTGCAAACACGGCTCGGTGCCCAGTCAGGGGTCATCGGTACATGGACATCGTTCACGCCGACATGGACTAACTTAACCATTGGCAACGGCATCACCGATATGTTCTACTGCGTGATGAATGATGTGATGCATATCACAGGCTCATTTCAGCTTGGATCAACAAGTTCGGTAGGGTCTGCTCCATATTTCACAACCCCTGGTGGTTACACGTTGGCTAGTGAGTCTTTGGGCCAATCGAAAATGTGGGACATTACTGTCGGCGTTTATACAGGGACACTTTCAACATATGTACCGGGCAACTTGATACAACCGCAAACCATTAACACCGGGGGCGGCTACGCAACAACTAGCCCGTTTTACACAACCGCACCATTTACTTGGGCGACTGGTGATGTTATGTACTTCTCAATCACTCTGAAGGTGGCATGACATGGTGACTGTGACTTGCAACAACAACGACTGCCCGAACGCTGGCATTGACTACAACGTGCTTGGCACGCCACCGTTTGTGGAGTGTGGCGGTTGTGGTGTGCATCTTGAACCGTACGACTTGCGTGATGATCCTCCTGCACCTGAGCCTCCGGTGGTGAGCTGATGGCTACGAATTTTCCTGGTTCGTTGGATGCGTTCACGAATCCTTCGTCGTCGGATACGTTGGATAATCCTCCGCATGATCAGCAGCATGCTGATGTGAATGATGCTGTGGAGGCTTTGCAGGCGAAGGTTGGGGTTGACGGGTCTGCTGTTACGGACAGTCTTGATTATAAGGTTGCGAATTTTACGAACAAGTTGGGTTCGGGTTCTGCTGTTCGGACGTTTGGCACGTTTGCTGGTGGCGAGGTGTTGCAAGCAGCCGAGTTGAACACGGTATTACCGGCCTGTATGTTGCCTTCTACCTCTGTGACGCTTACAACGGGAACACCTACATACGTACCTTTCGCAACTGAGAGTTACGACCCGCTGGGATGGCACAGCACTACCTCAAACACAAGTCGCATCACGCCCACCATCGCCGGTTGGTATTTGTGTAACGCATACGTCAACAACATCAACGGAGCTGGCACCAATATGCGCGGGTTCATTGGCATTGAACGGAGCAGAGCAGAAACCGTGTCCCGTTTTGACATCAACAACTATGCGCCAGACGACTTCGGGACGACAGGCTTCGTCTACTTAGACGGCAGTACAGATTATGTCGAAGTGGTTGTCGCTCAATACTCTGGTGGGAACAGAACGCCCACCGTCAAACTGTCCGTGGTACTGGTGGCACGATGAGCGAGACAGACGCACTCAAGTACCGCAACAACCGTCTGCTCGCATCCGACTGGACACAGTTGCCCGATGCACCGTGTGACCGTGAAGCATGGTCAACGTATCGTCAGGCGTTGCGTGATTTGCCGTCCGATCCGAATTGGCCGAACGTGACGTTTCCTGAGCCTCCTGAGGTGGTGTGATGGCTACGAACTTTCCGTCCAGTCTCGATACATTGACGAACCCGACATCCTCAGATTCGTTAGCGTCACCGTCTCATAGCGCGCAGCATGCGAATGTGAATGATGCTGTTGAGGCTCTTCAGGCGAAGGTGGGTGTGGATGGTTCAGCGGTCACCTCGTCGCTGGATTACAAGGTCGCTAATCAGGGTTTGGTGTTGGTGAAGACGCAGACGATTGGTAGCGGCGTGTCATCGGTCACCGTCACCGATGCGTTCTCGTCTACGTTTGACACTTATCGCATTGTCATTTGCGTGGACGACAGCAGTGCAGCAACAGCGATCACGGTCAAGTTTGGAGCAACTGCGAGTGGCTATCGGTGGTCAGTTTATGGATGGCGAGTCAATGCATCGTCATTTTCGGCCAACTCAACCTCATCCGCCTATTGCTATTTTGGCAGTACGTCCGCCACAGACGGTGGAATGTCAACTACTGACGTATTCACGCCCTACGAAGCAAAGCAAACGAGATACAGCGGTAATGGTGGCTACTTCGACACCGCGAGCGGCTTTGCAGAGTTCCACGCTGGCATTGATCCATCATCAACTTCCTACACAGGCTTCACAGTCGCTCCGGAATCCGGAACGATGACTGGTGGCACGATTAGGGTTTATGGGTACAACAATGGCTGAGTGGACACGCGACGAACTAGTAGCCCTCTATCCCGACGGCACCGTCAACGTGCAAGTTGATGACGACGTACGCCCCATGACGACCGATGAGTGGTCTGCGTGGATCGACGGTCAAGTCGGCCAGAAGAAACCCGTGGACGGTGAGGAGGCCATCTAATGGCACGCCTCTACGAATCCTCCACCGACTACCAAGAACACATCACCTACGCCGGTGCAACCATCGCCGACGACTACGACAACCCCGACTACCTATACGACCGCGAACAACTCGCATACGACGGTGGCACCACCAACATCCAATCCGGATACGCCTCCACCGCACTCACCTACAACTCTGCAGTCACCGGCTGGAACGGCTCCAAAACCGTTGCGACAACCGCCACAGGCACCGGCACCTCATCATTTGACGCAACCGGTTTACGCATCATCCTCCGCACCAGCAGCGGCACAGGCACCGGCACCTCCACCACCACACGGGTCATCACCCGATACCGTGCCGCAACCGGCACCGGTGTTGGCACATCCAACAACTCGATAGTTCACAAACAGCTCCGCACCGGATACGGGTCAGGTGGAGCAACAGCAAGCGATACCGCTACCGGTCTACACATTCATCCTCGTACCGGCAGTTCGGCTGGTACAGGTTCAGCGTTGCCTGCTATCGGGTTCCGTGTATACCGTCGCACAGCGGCAGACACCGGTACAGGGGACAGTACACCGGCGACATGGAACCGTTTGTTCTTGTTCCGCACCCCAACCGATCTCGAAGTTGATTTGACTGGCGGTTACCGTCTTGGTCTTGCGACCGGAGCGAACCGTCGTGCGTTCGCTTTGTACCGGTTCTATGAACCTGGTCCTCGTGGCCGGAACCTGTGGAAACTGTTGGACGGTTCGTACACAGAGAACCAGCCACCCGACGACACCGACATTGACCGTATCTATTACGGTGGACATGACCATCATGTTGATGACACCGAGAAAGCCGAGCTGGTTGCTGCCGGTTACGGTGCGTACGTCAACTAAGATCCAGAACCATGAAACATCAAGAGGTTCACCCGTCGTTGGATGTTGAGGGCTGTTTCGGTTGCCGGATCGCTGGTGTGTCGTTCGCATCGTCCTCGATGCCTTCTCGCAGGATTGAGGCGTCCCGTATCAACGCTACTGAACGTCGCTGGGAGAAAGACATGGATGCCTACAAGCGGTTGCGTCGGGACGGTCTGCAACCTGCCCATGTGGATGGTGCCCACGAGATCGAACGTAAAGCAGAGCATCGCTCTCAGGTAGAAACCGGCATCTTGTAGTACAATGAGCGCATGGCTGTCTATCGTGGCAAGAACGTCGAACTGAATTCGCCGCGCCGTATCCGTAAGGGTGAACCAGGGTACGGTCGGAAGAAGTCTGTCGTGTTTGTGTCCGATGGTGGCAATGTGAAGCGTGTCATGTTTGGTGATCCGAACATGAAAATCAAGAAGCAAGATCCTGGTCGTCGTGCGAATTTCCGTGCCCGTCATAATTGTGATGAGCCTGGTCCGAAGACGAAGGCCCGTTACTGGTCGTGTAAGGCTTGGTGACTGATGCCTGGTATGAAGAAAACGATGCACGAATTCAAAGCTGGCAAGTTGAAGTCGTCGTCCGGTCGCAAAGTCACGTCCCGTAAGCAGGCAATTGCTATCGGCATGTCACAACAGAAGAAGGCAGGTAAGAAACGATGATGTACGGTGGCAAGTACATGAAAAACAAGAATCGGGCCTCATCAAACGGTCCTGGTTCCAAATCGTTTGGTGAAGCCTTGTCAATGGCTGAAGCAGTTGCCCATGAGAAAACCGAATCGGCTGCTGATCGTCGCCGCGAGTACGGCAAAGCATCCGGTAAATCTGGGAAGAAAAGCGGGTACAACTCGTAATGACTACAGCCGGTCAACTCATTGACCGCGTCACCAGCGAACTGCTGGCAGGGACGGTCGAGGAACGCAACAAACTTGCGTCATCTATCGACGCGTCCGCAACCACCCTCACATTCACTTACCCGTTGCAAGGTATCCGTGAAGGCGGCGTCTTTGAAATCGGCACCGAACAGTTCTATGTGTGGACATCAAACGTGTCAGCAAAAACTGTTGTTGTGCAACGAGGATTCAACGGCACCACCGCCAGTTCACACACCGCTGAAACTATCGCTACGGTCGCACCACGGTTCCCTCGTTCACAAGTGTTGAACCAGTTGAACGCTGACCTTGCAGACCTCTCATCACCACTCAACGGCCTGTTCCGAGTACGAACACTTGACATCTCTTATAACGGTTCTGACCGTATGGTGAACCTGACCGGTGTCACCGACATGTTGGATTTGCACGATGTCCGTTACCGGTATCTGTCCGACGATTATCCGGTGATCCGTAACGTCCGACTGTTACGAGACATGCCAACCACCGATTTCGCTTCCGGTTACGCACTAGCCATTGATGACTATTTGCGTGCTGGCACGCTCCGTGTCGTTTATAAGGCACCGTACGGTTCGTTTGCTGCCGAGTCGGACACGGTCGCAGATGTTGGCGGTTCACAATATTTGGATGACTTGTTGACTGTCGGTGCACAGATGCGTCTGGTTGCGCCACGAGAAATCAAACGGAATTTCACCGAGTCGCAAGGTGACACTCGTCGTGCGGAGGAAGTGCCGTCTGGTTCGGTGGCGAACTCGATGATCCAGTTGCAGCGTTTGCGTCGTGACCGTATCCAAGCGGAGGCGGCACGGTTGAACCGTCAGTATCCGATCCGTATCCGGAAGTAGGCGACAATGTCGCTGATCACGTTCACGACACCGTTTACTGGTGGCCCGACGTTTTATACCGGTAATCCTGGTTCGTCGGATTTGGTGCCGGACATTTTCCCTGTTGCTATTGCTGGTCGTGCCTACATGTTGGATATGGCGTCTGGCAGGTATGCCCGTACGTTTGAGGCACGGTTGCGTGAGTCGCAGGACGGTTCGGATGTGCCTGGTGAGGCGGCGATCAATCCACAGGGGTTGTGGCGTCGTGGTCAGTCGTCGTGGCATTTCGGGTTCAATCAGAAGTATGGGGATTTGCCGGATTCGAATGTGGAACGGTTTGAGTCGTCGTTGAATGTTGATGTGTGGGAGCAGGGTCAGTTGACGTTGTTGCCGGCGACGAAGGTGTCTGCGTCTACGTCTGGTACGAACCTGTTTCTGGCTGCTGTAGCTGACGAGTTGTGGTACACGGATGGTTCGAACATCAAGTACACGCACGATCCGTTTGCTGCGTCGCCGTCGTATACGACGATTTCTGGTACGGGCACGATCCGTGACATTCAAACCATCGGTGCGGACGCTTATGTGACGTTCGCTGGCACAAGTTCAAACCAGGGGATCGTGAAGGTTTCCGGTTCAACACACACTCTGGCTGGAACTGCAACAGCGTACGGTGTCGAGTTTGACAAGATCGGTTACTGCAAAGGCCGTCTTGTTGCCGGTTCACCTTCGTCCAGCAAACTGTGGTTTGACCCGTCAGGTAATAACCCGACCGCAGATTTCACGCATCCTGACCCACAGTTCCGTTGGGTAGGGTTCGCTGCCGGTCAGAACGCCATCTACTGTGCCGGATACTCCGGCCAGAAATCGTTGATCTACAAAGTCACCATCCAAGCAGACGGCACCCTAGACGAACCCATCGTCGCCGCAGAACTCCCAGTCGGAGAACGCATCTACAGCCTGTCCGGCTACCTCGGCTACATCCTCATCGGCACCAACGAAGGATTACGGTACGCCACCGCAGACGCCGACGCCAACCTAGTCCTCGGACAAACCATCGTCAGCCCAAACCCGATCC